ATAATTGCTGCTGGCCTTGCGGGTCGGGTCGGCAAACAAGGCCCCGCAAGTCTCCACGCTGGCATTGCCTGCCATGCAGTGAATGGAAACGGTGTCAATTACGTGATTGCGCCGCCCGGAATGGTTGGGGGATAATTTGGTGTAGGTCACAAGAGGGCTGTTACTCATCTTTATTTTCCCCTTTTCCGTTGGTCATCTCGTCCAGCATAGATTCTGGAATATCATCTTCTGGATGTACAACGGGCAGAGAAGCATTCTTTTCTTCCATGGGAATCACTCCTTTTACTTAAAAAGGTCTGCCAGCGTCTTTGTCTTAGACTTCATGTAGGAACGCTGAATATCATTCCACTCGTCCATTTCCTTTTCCCAGCCGGTCCAGCCCTGCTGCTGCGCATACATGCGGGAGGCGATGTCTACGTCCACGCCCTCCTTCTCGCTGATTGCCTTGATTGCCATGCGATTCTGATAAAAACGATTTGCCATAATAATTCTCCTTCTTTGTCTTTAGTTTTTGTTTGCAGTTTCTTTCTCAACTTCCGGCAGGCCCTTGATACTAACCAGCAAGGACAGTATGCCGGACAGTACGGTGGCCGACAGAACCACCGGCCATTCCACCGCAGAAAGCACCGCTGCCGCCCCAATCGTGGCAATGGCGGTCTCTGCCATTGTCTTGATTGCACGGATTCCCGCTGCTTTCCACCAGGCTTTCCATTTTTCACTCATTCCCTTCACCTCCTCTCCACAATATGAAGTCTTTCAACTTCTGCCATGATTGTTGATAGATGCCCGTTTCCTCCAAGTGATTTGTACGCTTGATACATTTCAGTGAGGTTTTCCTTGTCTTCCAAGGAAATTTCTCCTTCGTGAATGTATGAGGAGCCGAGATATCTAACGCGGTCAATCATCAATACCTTTTGCGCTTCCACAAGCGCGTCCAGTTTCCCAGACGAATTCTTTTTCTTAGCCCAATGGTGGTTTAGGATCGCAACGACAATCGCGGATAAACCGCTGGACCCGATGGCAATGCCCGCCAGTGTAAAAAGCTGCTCCATATCTATTTCTCCTGTTCGTTGCAGGCACGGCAAAGCCCCGGCCTGTTCTCTTGACAAACCGGGGCAGGATGGTATAATGAAAACAGAAAGGGCGCTGCTACTGCGGTTAGCCCGTTATCGTCAACATAGGTTTTATGCTGACCGTTTGGGTACCAGCCAAGCGGTCAGCATGCTTTTATGGAGAGTATGTAGGCCGCGAAGGCCAAGCATACAAAAAACTTCCAGAGAAAGTTTCCCATCCAAGCATCACCCCCCTTCTCAGGGAGTGGCTAACCGCCATCTATGTAACAGCGCCTCTTTCTGACCCCTTTCGGGGTAGGTCCATCATACCATGCCGCGCCGCAGATTGTCAATTTTTGCTGTCCCATCCGTGGGGCAGCATTTTATTTTTTCACTTCTTCCCAAAACTCCGGGTTTGTCTCCGGGGACCAGGTGTTGGTGTCAATCTTGCTGCGCCAGATTTTGCCACCGGCGGTACAGCAATCCCCTTTGGCGTAGGGGGAAGTGGAGAGGGAGAGGAAAGGCAGCGCCTTGCCCGGGTCGGTGGACCAGACAAATCCCCACTGAGCGGGCAGCTCCTCCGGCTCCTGGGGATAGATTTCGCTGTCGTAGACCTGGAGGAGCCGAACCACCCGCCCGGCGCTGGACCGGCAGACAAAGCCATCTTTCTGGCCTGCCTTGCGCTCCAGCATGTTTTTGACCTTCACAGCCTCCGTGAAGTCAGGGATCTTCTCCTCTTCGGCATATAAGGCTGTCCCGTCCATGGTGGAGGATCGTCCCTGCAGGTCGGCGGCATCCGCCAAACCCTTGGCTTTCATCGCGTCGATGTAAAGGTTAGACATAGCTGTTCACTCCTTCTTGATATGCGGCATCCAATTCCGAGGTGGAGATCATTTCAGGTTCTGGTTTCGGCTCCGGTTTAGGGGGTGCAGAGAAAGTCTCTGTTTCAGGGTCATAAATCCAATTCTGCTGGACCTCTGTCCCCTCCTCCACATGGAGGAGGGATGCTACAAATTCGGCGGTGTATCGCGCCTCTATGGGGATACCGGGGAACATGGGGGCGATGTCTGGGATGATCTCTCTTACCTTGCCCTTGTCAAGCAAAATATACATTCTTTTTCCCTCCTTACCATGTGACTACGACGACGCCAGAACCAATTCCTCCATCAGCGCCAGAAGTTCCTAATCCGCCGCCGCTGCCGCCAGCAAATGAACTTGATCCAGGAGCACGAGTAGAACCTCCACCGCCGCCATTGCCGCCTCCAGATGCTCCATTTCCGCCAGCTCCTCCGCCATTGCCTCCACCGCCTCCGAAGATATTTGAGCCAATAACGTAGCCGCCGCCACCGCCTCCGCCGCCAGCACTTTGTTCAATGTTGCTCCCCGAGCTTTCTCCGCCTCTGCCGCCACTGCCTCCGAATGCACCAGCGCCGCCGGGTGCAGTAACGATTGCCCCGAACGAAGACGTGCCACCTTTGCCTCCATTTCCAGAACCGCCTGATCCAACGGTTACGCTAATAGGGCTCAACTCCGTAAGGACGTGTGTAGCGAACTTTATTGCCCCCGCATTCCCACCGCTGGCTCCTGAGTCGTCCATATTCCCGCCGCCACCTCCGCCGCCAGCTCCGTAACCACCACCACCACCGCCGCCTCCGCCGCCTGAGCTGTAAAAATTTCCGGCGGAGCCTCCGTTCCCTGCGGCTCCGCCATTTGCAACTTCTGAGTTCAAGCCACCATCTCCGCCGCCAGCACAAACAATTTGCAACACATCACCAATTTTCAGGCCATGGATTTTAGGATCGAAGGTTCCGCTCTGTTCAAAAATTTGCATTCCCATATTAAATCAGCCTCCCAGTCATCAACTTTTGAAACGTACTCTCTTTCCCCGCACAGTACGTGCGAAGGGCTAAAAACGCATCTTTCGGCTCACCGTTCTCCGGATCAATCCCCAAGGTATCACACAGGGAATCCGGCAGCACATTGCCCTTGGTGTATGTGCTGCCCTCTTGTGTGGCGTCATCCGCATAGGATAGGACCCCCTCTACAACCTGGCCGTTGTCCAGGGTGATCCGCACCCGGTTCTCTTTTCCCGGCGTCGGCAATCTATCACGCATGATTAAATACACCTCCTGCAATCATAAATAATGTATTGGCCTGCCTGGTCAGAAAAGCCGCCTGCATGGCCTCCAACACGTCCTCCAATGTGTACAATATCTCCTCTATGGCGTTGGCCTCCTGGTAGGTTAGACCCTCCATATCTTCCGGGGTGTCTGGAGCAACGTAGGGAAGACGGTCCCGCAAGGCGGCAATATTGGCCAGATACTGCGTCATCTGTGCGGGCGATGGTATGTCTCCCTCTTGCCAGTCTGTCACCGGCATGGTGTTGACGTGGTACCCCAGGGACCCCAATCGCGCTGTGAGGTACGCCACAGCGGCCCCGACACGGTTTAGGTCCGTGTCGTTGTAGGCCCCCTTCATCCCGGCCAGGAAGGCAGCCTGCTCCTCCGCTGTGGCGGCCCTGTCTACCAGCTTAGCGGTCACGGCCTTGAGCTGCGCCACGTCGGCGGCGGTCCGGTCAAAAATGAGCTTATCTAATTGCTGCGGCATCGCATGTCAGCCCCCCATCATAGCTGTAATTGAGCTGTGTTACCACAGCCTCGCCGTTGACGCCGTACACGTCGTTGATCTGCACGGTGTCAAGCAAATCTACGGCGGGGTTCCCCCTGCTGATGTCAACAAGGGACTCCAGACGCTGAACCCAACCGAGTATCCATGCAGCCACTTGGTTGCCCATGGCAGCGGTTACGCAGGGATTGGATACCTCGTACATCCTCTCCATGTCATCCGTGGCTATATTTTTTGCGTAGTACACCAAATCCTCTCCCGCTGCGTCCACGCTGACTGTGAGCTTGACTGCGTTGTACATCTGACCCACCTTGACCTGGGCATCCCCGTGCTGCACATCCCGGGACCACTCGTCTACCCGATCCTTCAGGACCGGGCGGAAGAAGTGCAGGGCGTTATTGCGGTCCACATAGCAGGTACACATGGCTGCCTGAGCGCACAGCCGCAAGCTCTCGCGGATACTGGTCCCCTGTGGGACTGTGTTTGCAATTTCCACGGCTGCCAAACCGTCCTCATACACAGCTGTAAACTCCGCTGACGCAGCGGCAAGCAGCGCCGTGACAGCCTGTTGGAGCGTCCAGGTGCCGGTACCAGCTCCGGTGTACGCAACATTATCAAGGGCATATAACCAATCATTAAAAGTGATAGACGCGGTGAGACCACCGTCCTCGCTTTCCGCGTTTGTAAAATAGGCCTGTCCCATATGTACGTCTTGTCCATTTACTGTTAGTGTCCACTGCATATACTGTCCGTCCTGTAGATAGGCATATAACCCAGACGGATTCACCATGTTGTACAGTTGGTCTGAGTTGTCGATCGTGGCATCCACCTCGGCGGAGGGCAGACTTTCCGCCCAGGGGGAAACAGACTGCCGGACCTCCACGCCGGATATACTGCCAACGTCATAGTCATATTTAATGCCAAAGCGGATTCCGCACACTCGGACGCGCCGGTGCGGTATGCTGGAGCTATTGAAGGTGAAGCGCACCCGCCGGTAGTTCTGCGTCGGCAGACTGACAACATGGAAATAGCCGTCCGGCTCTGTCGTCACCGTCCCGATCTGGTCCCCGTTCTCGTCCCAGGCCGTGGTGACCACCTGGGCAGGGTGGTTGTCCGGCTGGGTGTTGTCAAAAAGCAAGGTGAACCCAAAACTATCCTGGTTGGACGGGAAGGAGAACTCCAGCCACGGCGGGGAAGTATAGAACCCGTCGTCCCCCGATATGGCATCGCTGTTCCACCCTGTCTGTACGCTGGATACCGGGGACGGATAGATTGTCTTAGACCCATCCAGGACCCACATATTCTTCTCCAGGGACGTGTAGTCCCCGCTCATCTCCTCCACCGCATCCACGGACTGCTTGATCTGGGACACAGAAGAATTCCCGGAAGCATTGGGCGTCGCCAGAGCCGCCGCGTCCGGTGCCACCACGCCAAAGGTAAACGACAGCTCCACGCGCCGGGTGTCAGTGTAGGGCGCGTAGGTATCGGGCATTGTGACCACTCATACCACCTCCTGGGCTGTGGCGGTGAGCTCCACGTTGTACCACATGGGCACGCTGTCCACAAACTTGAAAATCTTTTGGCTGCCGATCTCCACGGCAAAGGTGCCCGTTGCCGCGGCCCCGGTGGCGTCGGGATACTCGATCTGCACGAAGGAACCGCCCCGTACCAAGGGCACAAGCTGGGTCAGGAGACCAGCGGGGACCCACTCCCAGGAGGCGGTGAGTTCTACCCGCCAGCCCAACACGTCCCGGACCGTTTTGCCGGACGCCATGACAGCCTCTTTGCTCTCGTAGTATCCGCCCACTTCCAGGGTCTTGGTCCGGGGCATTGCGATGCCGCCGATGACAATATGGTCCATATCAATACCCCCTTTGACGGCCCACTTGCTTGAGGGGATCATACACAACCTCCGCGATCTGCTTGCCGTTGAGCTGCACGGGAATCACGATGGTCTGCGCCGTTCCGGCCCCGGCCAGCACCAGGCCGGCGTTGCCATTGACCACCCCCGCCGCAGCGTCCAGCAGGTCGCCCCGTGTCACAGACTGGAAGGGGGTGAGGATGGTATCCGCCATCCTGTGGCTCACGCGGGCCATAGTGTCCAGAAAGCCCACCTCAATGCCCTGGGCCAGCGGCTTTCCCACCAGGTTTTCCGTCACCTGAGATGGGCTGTTGATGTCGGCAGCGGCCCGCATGGCGGCAATGGCCTGGGACACAATGGAGGAGGCAGCGGACCACAGGGCCCCGCTCTTGGAATACATCCCATCAATCATGCCCTGAATCCCCTGCACGCCGATGGACCGCATCTCATCCTTGACATCGCCCAGCTCCTGGGGGATTTTGTCCACAAATTCCTTGCCCAAGGCGTCCATTTCATCCTGGTAAAACGTCTGGGCAATGGCCTGGGCCTCCTCCTGTTTCCGCTGCCAGAGGGCCATGTACTCGGTGTACTGGTCGTCGGTCATGGCCAAGAGCTTTTCCGTGTAGGCTGTGGCGTCTTCCACGTTCATCCCCACAATCTCATCCAGCAGGCTGTCCGACACCCCCCGGGCCTTGAGGGCTTCCAGGGCCTCGCCATAGCGTTCGATCCCGTTGATCTGTGCCTCCAGGTCATTGAGCTCCAGGAAAGAGCCGGTTTCATTCTTTACGGTTTGGAACAAATCTCCGTAATCCTTTAGCTTCTGCGCCATGCTGTCCTGGGACTTTTGAATATCCTCCAGGGCCTTCTCGTACTCACTGCGGAATTCCTTGACCACATTGAGCTGCTCGGTTAGGGCCTCTTTGGTCGCCTCGTCCAAGCCGGTCTCCTCCAACTGCTTGGTCAGGGCCTCCTCCTTGTCCAGGAGCTTTTGGTTCAGGGTATCGGCAACATGCAAGACCTCCTTCTCCCCATTTTGAATGCCTTTCGCCAGGCCGCGGGCAATCATCAAGCCAACCTGATCCCTCATCACCCGGGAGGGGGACGCAATGCCGAAAAAGCCCTTGATCCCGTTGAGGATACTTCCACACCAGCCTTTGATCTTTCCCAGCAGCCAGCTGGCTGCGTCAGATATCCCATTCCAAAGTCCCTCTACAATATTGCGGCCTACGGAAATGACTTTTCCGGGGATGGACTGGAGCGTGGTAACAATGGTATTTTTCACGTTGTTCATCCCAGCTCTTGCCCGTGTTACCATGTTGGAGGCCCAAGAAACCAAGGCAGACAGGGCAGAAGATAAAAGGGAAGCGATCTTTCCCGGGATTTGCCCGAAAAAGTTCCCAATGGTGGACAGCACATTGCTGCCGACCTCCCCGGCTTTGGCAATCATACTGGACACCCACCCAGCCACGGTGCTCAGCGCATTGGAAAGGAAGGACCCAATCCGCCCCGGCAGCTGTCCGAAGAAGTTGCCAATAGAAGACAGGAAATTTCCGCCCACTTCTGCTGCTTTGGCGATCATATTTGAGACCCACTCTGAGACGGTAGAGATCACGTTGGAGAAAAAGGAGCTGATTTTTCCCGGCAGCTGCGAGATCCACTCCACCGCAGTCTGAATGGCATTGGGCAGCGTCTCACTGAAAAAGCCGACCAATGCGCCGATCACTTGAATCAAAAGCTCGATGGCAGTCACCACAAGGTTGATTGCGGCGCTCAACACGGCAAAGGGGGCGGCCAAAATCAAACTGCCCAACGTCTCAAAGAAGTTGGAAATTGCCGCCTGTTGTTCCGGGGTAAAAGCGTTGTTGATGGCGTCTTTTACATCTTGAAACCGCTCCTTTAACCCCTCGATCACAGGCTGCAGCAGCTCCATGGTCCCTTGAAACACAGAGGAGAACGCCTCTCCCACCGGTGCCAAGGCCTCCATGAGGCCGGCCAATGCGTCGGTTACAGCGGCAACCACCGGGGCAAAGGCTTCCCCCATCTTCCCCACGGATTCCTGCATGTGGGCTTGGGCGTCGTTCATGGCGACAATTTCTGGGTTCGCCTCGCGGAACGCGTCAGCCAACTGGGGGAGCCCTTGCTGCGCCAATTCCTCCAGCACCAGCTTGGCCCGTTCCGCTGGGTCCTTGGTCGCCTGGAGTTTTTGGTTAAATGCATCCTCGCTGGTTCCTGCCCAGTTGAGAACATCTGCAAAGGTCCCCGTTACCGTCCCCGCCTGAATGGTCTCATTGATGGCCTCTGACAAGCTGTCAATAGGAATGGAATCCCCATAGGTTGCCCAGGCTCCGATGGTACCGTCAATCAGCGTGGTTAAATCTGACTGAGACAGGCCAAGCGCCTGGAGATTGGCCAGCGCCGTGGCGCTGGCCTGGTCCTCTCCGATGACCTGGTATAGCCGCCGGTAGCCCTGGGCTGTCTGGTCCAAGGTGTATCCGGCTTTTTGACTGGACGCCTCCAGGACCCCCATTATTTTCTGATACTCCATGGTCTCCTGGACCAGGGATTGTATCCCGGAGATAGCCGATTGGACAAGGCCGGAGATCGCGCCGCCGATGGCACCGCCAGCGAAAGCATTTTTTAATGTGGAAGTAAAACCGCCTGTACGGCTCCCCGCGTCGTCTGCTGCGTCGCCCAGGCCGTCCAGTGCGTTTTCCGCCTTGTCCGCCGCGCTGTCCACGTCCCGCAGTTCAGCCTCCATACGGTTTAAGTCCGCTGTGGCGTTGTTGAGCTTGGTGCCCAGCTTATTTACCTCTGCGGCCTGGCTGTTAAAGGCAGCTTCAGCCTTGAGCGCCTCCTTAGAGTTCTCACCAAAAGCGATTTGAGCCTGGTCCAACGCACTGCCCAATTCATCTAATTTTGCCTTGGCCTTGTCGTACTGTTTGGACAGGATGCCGATTTTCTCCTTCGCCGCCTCCACAGAGCGGCCGAGAATATCTGTCTTCTTGGCGGTGCTGGCTTCGGCGCTGTCCATGCCCGCCATGGATGAAACGGCGGCTTTCATCTCGGCGTTTAGATTTTTGATCCGGCTCTCCACGCCTTTCAGCGCCGCGGTAAGATCGCTCTCACCGGTGACGCCCAACCGGATCGATACGTCCGTTGCCATTGCTTCACCTCCATCACCGGAATGTCAGCAGACGCATAAACGCCTGCGCTTCGTCTTCTTTTGTGGGTTTGTGTTCCGCCCCCTCGGTCTTGATCTGGTGGACCGCGATCAAGTCAAGCAGCACGGACAAGGGAAGATCAAGGGCCTCCAGGCGGGTGAGCCCCACCTGGAGGCCGTACCATAGATACCAGGCCGGCGTTACCCTTCCGCCGGTCTGGCCTCGGCGTTTTTTCGGCTGCCCTTGCCGGGCTTGGCCTCCACCGTGGGCGTGGTCCCCGCCTTGACGGTCTCCGCCATGGCCCCGGTCATGGCCTCATAGTCGTCCGGCCCCATGCAGTCCATGATCGCGTCCAGGCTGAGCGAGCCGGGATTGTCCAGCCCCTCCAGTTTGGCGTAGCGGTCGCCTGCGTCGATCATCTGGGCCAGGAGCCAAAAGAGATCCCCCAGCTTCCGGCCCTGCATGATGCGGGCAAGCTCCTGGTCGGCGTCCCCGCCCCGCTCCTCCAGGGCCACCAGGACGCGGGTGGACAGACAGGTGATATAGTCTTTTCCGCCGATGGTAATCTTTCCGGTCCGCATTTACTCGCCCTCCTTCGCGGCCACGGTGCCCTTTCCGGCTGCCACCGCCTGGTTTTCGGCATTGGCCTCTACCACGCCGAGCTCCTGCCCGGTGGTGGCGGTGATCTCATCCGTGCCGTTCCAACTGGTCCAGCCGCTGGAGACATCCTCCCCGTATGCGGCAGGCAGTGTGACGGTTGCGCCGGTTTTATATCCATAGTGGTTTCCACCTGTGACCGGAGGGGTCACAGTCAGCTTTGTCTTGCCTGCAACAGACCCTGCGACGCTGGAAACCGTCAGTGCGCCCAGGGTCGGCTTAGGGTTTGCGATGTTCAGCGCCTGTTTGATCGCTGCCTCCGCGTCCGCCTCGGTGTCCATGGGGGTGGACTGCAGCTGCCACTTGTGCTTGGCGCTGTCATCCCGCATGACGGTGGCGGTGAGTTCCTTGGTCTGCCATTCGATGGTCTCTCCCTGGGTCACCGCGTTGATCCCGGGGTTGGCGAACTGAATCTTGGTCAGCACCACGGCAATCCACTTGGTCACCCCGGACTGCTTGGCCTTGATGATACCGCCAAACCCCACGTAGGGGATGGCCTGGTCATCGTTGTAGACAATCCATTTGGGGGTGGCGGTAGAGGCCTCCTCCAAGGTCATCTCCTCCTCCACCAGGCCCAGAATTGCCAGCATGGGCTCGGGCAGCAGGTCATCTGTGGAGATGGTCAGGGTGCCCCCGGCGAACTGGTTATCACTCTCGGCGGGGCCGTTGTCGGCGTAGAGGATATTGGCGTCCGCCCCCTCCAGCTCCAGGGACATCTCTGTGGCCTTGCCGATGAGGCCGCCCTTGGAGTAGGTCACGGTGCCGCCGCTCTCCTGATACAGGGCATAATAGGGTTTACTCAAACCAATCGTTGCCATACTTGATCATCCTTTCGTCAGTTTATCAATCTCGTCTTCTATCTCTGAGAGCACTTTCTGTCTCGCTGCGTACCGTGCGCTTCGGATCGCCCGCTCGAAGAACGGCTGCCTGCTGGAAAATGATGTACCGCTGTTAAACACGCGGGCGATCATCCGGTTGGCTTGCCCCAGCTCGTTGTAGCCATCAAAGCCCACGCCGCCCGCAATCGTTCCGCCTGCTTCCTCAATCTTGAAGGTAGTAAGCCCGGCCCGGAGGCCCGCCTTCTGCGTCTCTCGTCTGCGGCGCTCCCAATCGCTGGGGCCGCCGGACTTGATCGTGTCGATATTGGCGCGGACCGCGTCGGCCATGATCCCCGCGCCGTCGTAGATCGCGCGCTTTATGATCCCCTCTGACTGGTCGCTCAGCCGGTTGAGGACAAACACGGTATCATCCAGACCCTTAAGCTGTATCTTGGGCACTCACACCACCTCCACGTACCATTCGTAATGGTATAGGCCCGTCTCTGTCTCGTACTGCGTGGAGTTGAGGTACCAACTCGCGCCGATGCCCTCTAATGCCTGCGGGATAGACTGCGTAAGCTGGTCTGCGGCCTGTCGCGTGAACAGGTCCACAATCACCACGGCGGCGGTCTCCGCGTGGCCGTTCCCCGCGCTGAGGTCGTTCCCCCCGTCTACCTGCCACACGAGATAGGGCGGAGCGGTGCCGGGAGCAGCCGTGAAGTTGTACACGTTGTGCGTGAGGGCAAGCAGGGCCTGTTTAAGTGCTTCCATCCAACGCTCCCGTCCTTTCCAACGTGATGTCTGTGGCAGATAGTCCGTCGCTGTCCATGACGTGCTGCACCTGGAGGACCTTATACACCCCGGCATCCTTGTGATCCACAGGGGACAGGGTGATCCTGTCGGTGTCGGGGGCTATGCCGTAGTAACGGGGCACACGGACCACCGCGTCCGCCTGGGCGGCGTGCTCCATGGCGGTATAGTATCTCTGCACGCCAACTGTGCGGGCCTCGTAATAGCTCTCCCACACCGTGGACAGCTCCATCACCGGCGCTTCCCCAGGCGGGGCCGTATTGACCCCGCGCTGGAGAATCAGCGTGCCGCTGTCATACACCCGGACCACCCCCAGACTGCGCCTTTTGGTGAAAAAGCCGGTTGTTGAGGGCCCACCGCAACATCCGTGGCATGGCCTCTTGGGTGGCTCGTTTGCGCACCAGATAGGCGGCGTACATCTCCACCAACTGCAAGTCCTCCACGCTGTCATTGAGGGAGATGCCCTCCCTTTCCATGAAGGACTGGGCGGCGCGGATCACCTGGGTGAGATAGGCCAGCCGCTGCTCAGAGGGGTGCAGCTCGCCCAAATCCACCTGGAGCAAGGACAGAACAGTGGAGACCTCCATGGGTTAATCCCCCGCCGCGCCGGTGAAGGTCACCGTGTACACCCGGACAGCGTTGCCCTGGGTGACCGTGGCGGTCACGGTGTTGGAGGCACTTGCCGTGAATTTCCCCGTTCCGCCGTTTCTCAGGTTCTCACCGTTGACCGCAATGGCAATCTGGGCGTCAGGCTGGGAGGAAGTGGCCTCAATTTTCCCCGCGTTCTTTGCTGCGGTACCGCCGGTGTAGGTGTACTGGTCGGCGGCAAAGGCAGGGCTGAGCGTCACGCCTTCCACGCTCAGTGCGGTCAGCTGGGCATCGTTGGCGGTGTCTGCTGCGAAGTCCATGGCGGTGGTCACGGCCTTGTTCTCAATGTTGATGGCCACAAAGGCCTTGGGGATAATGGGCTGACCATCCGCTCTCTGCTTCGCGCGGAAGACAGTGTTGTCCTGGATAAACTGCACCTCGGTGGAGCTGTCGATGGTCATGCCGGAACGCTGAGACAGCAGATACAGGTCGCCGTAGCCACCGATGATATCTCCGTCAGGAATAAACTCAAGAATATCAATGTCCCCGTTCACGACCGGAAGCGTACCAAACAGGTTGGCAACGATGTCACCGGTGGCCGTAAAGGTGATGAGCTTGGACTTGAGCTTGGAATAGGTCTTGCTGTTCATGGCCCAGAACAGATTGCCGCGATTGTAGCGGGTGTAGGTGGCACCCGTGGCCTCCATCAGCGCAGCCCAGAACGCGGCCCCGGTCGCGGCGGCATCGGTGATCTTGATCACGTTGGAGGTGTGCAGGTCCTCCCAAGCGGGAGCGTTTGCGGGGTAGTCCCCGGGCTTGCTCTGCTGCGCCAGTCGGGTGACAATGCCCAGGGGCATCTTGGACGCGCTGCCCTTGCCGTACAGAATGGCCTTGTCCATGGCCAGGCCGATGGCCTCAGACAGCATTTCCACGATCCAGGAGGCCAGGTTGATGTCGTTGTCCTCCAGCAGGGCGTTGCAGACGGGGACAAAGCCAGCCACCTTATAGCCATCCACGGTAATCTGGTGGAAGGAGAAGGACAGCTCGTTGATCGCGCCGCACATCTCCGTCCACACGGCCTCGGGGACAGTGCCCGCGATGGTTTGCCGGGCCTCGCCGGTCACATTGCGGACGCGCACCCGGTTCAGGAGCTTGGAATAGCGGTACATGTTCTCGGAAATCAGCTCCAGGAAAACGATGGGGATGGTCAGTTCCGCGCCGGTGATGCTGCGGCTCTGCCCCTTCATGGCGCGAAGCTGCCCCAGGAAGTCCGTCACCTCGGAGGAGGAAAGCATGGCGTCTCTGCGCTCCATGGGCAGGGCGTCAAAGGCCCGCTGGCTCATGGGCAGCGACCGGATGTTGATGGTAGGCATGGTAGCTACACCTCTCTTTTCAATGGTTTTGGATTTTGTTTCTTCGGCGGCAGGGGGCTTGGGAGCATTCCGCTCCAGCTCCTCCAGCTCGGCCTCCAGGGATGCAATGTCACCGCGCAGGGATTCCTTGGCGGTGTCGTGGGCGGACTTGTCCGCCTCAAATGCCTCGATCTCGGCGTTAACGGCGGCTTCCTGCTGGGCGTTGCCGGGTTCTACTTCGTTGATGGCGGTTTCCAGCTCGGCTTCCCGGGTCTGAAAACTCTCTTCCTTGCGCTCCAGGTCCGCCAACTCGGCACGCTTGGCGTCCAGAGAGCGCTTGAGCATCAAAACTTTCAGCATCTGGTTGTCTCCTTTCGGGTAAAAAATAAAAGCGTGACCAACTACCACACAGGTAGTCAGCCACGCTCGGCTCTTCCGCCTCAACGCTTAGAGGCGGGAATCGCTGTTTTGTTATGCGGCTCCAATCAGGAGGAGGCGGGAGGTCTCCCGGTTTCCTTATCCGGCTTTCCAAAGTTGTTTTTAATTCGTATCCATCGCGGCCTCCCGGCGTTTGACCTCATAGATTTTTACGCCGTCCTTGACGGGAACGAGTTCCACCCGTTCCCCCTTGGAGAGGATGGCTTCTATGGCTTTTCTTGCTGTCTCACTGAGTACCATGCAATCGCTCCAACGCCTGGTGCTTCCACACCTCGGCCCGCTTCCGCTTGATCTCGTCCAGGTCCCGCTTCCGGGCGGATACCGTGGTATCCTGGTAGGCGGGGAAGGTACAGGGGGAAACTTCATACAGCGGGGAAATGCGGGTCAAGGTCCAATGCACCGTCCCGTCGTCTCGGTAGTCCGTCTCCTGGGCGGCCACGTCAAAGCCAAAGGAACAGCCTGTGATATCGCCCCGGGCAATCCGCTGGTAGGCATTCATGGCGTCCGTGTCCTCCCGGTTGATCTTCACCCGGCCCCACAGGCCGTGGGCATCCTGCCGCAGCTCCAACGTACCGGCGGAGGTCCGACCCAGGACCAGGTCCGTATTGTGGTTGAACAGCGCGCGGACGTCATCCCCCACACTGTCGTCGAATGCCCCCGGCGCAATGCTCTCCGTGGCGCCGGGCCACAGCTCATACACCCCGTTAAATACGGCGAAGTATCCCTCAAGATAGAGTTCATCCCCCTCTTCCCGGGTGGTCATGTTCTCCATGGGAAGGTATCTATGCTCCACTCTGCTCACCTCCTTGTACCAACTTCCCCTGATCCCCCAAACGATCCGCGGGCAAATAGTTTTCCAGAGCCAACAGTTCCGCCATTTCCGGGTCCGGGGGAAGGTTCAGCCAGCCGCGCCACTCATTCCGGCGCAGGGCCATCCGGTCCACCATCTCCGATCCAGCGGAAACAAGTTCTGTCACGGAATAGCTGTACAAGCTCCAACTATTAAACCGGAAGAACAAATCCGGGGCATCCAACAGCTTTTTGGTCAGCTCCTGCTCGATCAGCCGGGCCAGGGGCATGATGGTCGTATTTACGAAATTGTTCCAGGCGTCCCGGTTAAAGTCTCCCACCCCCAACACAAAGGGCGGAATGCCCAAAACAGCGGCGACCGTCCGCTTGTCCAGGGTTACCATGGCGTCCAAGGCCAGGTCCGACAGGGTCAGGGGCTTCACCTGTTCCACGGAGAATTGCTCGGCGGGGATCAGCCAGGGCTCCCCGACCTCTCCGCTCATGGCGTAGGATTCCAACAGCTTTCTCCGTCCCTCTGGGCTGGAAAACTCCTCAATCATGCCGTCTACCTTGACGATCAATGATGGTTTCCACTTGCTCTCCAGGAATCCTTTTTGCGTTGCGGACGCCTGTTTCAGATTATCCGCCACGGCGGCCAGGGACACGCGGTACCCTGTCCCGCGCCACGGGTAGAGACTGTCCGGGTTTAGCGCGAAGTGCAGGACCTTATCCGGCTTGTACGCCCGGCCCGATATAACAACCTTGTAGCCCCACCCATCAGGGATGAATGAGGCCAAAGCGGGCGGGATCGGGTTCAGGTCCCGGATGATACCGGCCCGAGTGTCCGGGTAGACCACGGCGTTCCCATTGCCCTCCAGATACAGGGTGCGGACGATCCAGTGGACAAACCCCGCCCGTGTCGTATACCGATTCGGGGTTATGTCGATCTTCCGGGCCAGTTCATCCCGAACCCGGATGTCCCCGTCCTCCGTGTTGCGCATGAGGTGAATGGTCATCGAACCAACCAGCCGGGCAATGGTGTCCACACCGGCGGCAATCTCCGGATTGTGCGCCAGACTGACATACCCTCTGCAAGCCAGGGTGTCAAACATTGCCGCATCACACAGCCATGCGGCGCTGCTGCGGGGTTTGGCGGGCTCTGCCCTTGCTCTCTGTCGTCCTCTCTTGCTCATTGGGTCACCCCTTTCTGCTCGGCCGCTCCCCACCAGTCCCGGCCTCGTTTCTGCTTCTCCATGTTCTCTAAGTACCGTATACAGGCAAACACGGCGGCGTCAAACAGGTCGATCCGGTGTTCCGGCTGCACCTTGTCATACTGAATCATATCGTCTGTTTTCTCCACAGCGGAGACATTTTCCACACAGTATTCAAAGGCTTCGCTGTGTAGGTAGCACAGTGCGCCGTTCTTGGCGCTTTGCTCAATGTAACGAAACCCCTCTGACTTCCGATAGTAGTATTGGGGCTGGTCTATGACCTTGAATCCCGCCGCTTTCATCCCCAGGAAATACTCCCGGCAGAACTTCCGGTCATGGCCCACCTGCCGGATTTTGAAACCACGCTTTCTCATGTTCTCAAACCAAGCAACCACGTCAGAGTGGTTTACGGTCGGCGAGTTACACAGCGTCAGCCACCCGTCTTCCGCCCAGCCGAACAGGGGAATATTGTCTTGATCCGCCTTGAGGTGGGCCGCCACCACCGGGAAAAAGGCGTGGGTGATGATAATATCCGTCCCCTTGTAGTGGCCAAACAGGGCCGCCGCTGTTAGATCGTGGAGCTTGGACAGGTCCGCGCCCCCGTACCAGTCTATGGGCAGCTTGGCCAGTTGGTCCAGGGTCCAGTCATACCCCTGGTCGCTGCGGCGGAACTCCTCAATGTCGAAATAGGCCGCCATGGCGTTGGTGTAGACGTTCAGGCTCTTGGCAAAAAAGTCCTTGCGCTGCTGGGGGTCATTCTGTGCCTGGAGGCTGTCGTTCAGGATTTCCTCCGGGCGGATGCTCACCCCATAGGCCGGGTTGGCCATCTCGTGGATGCTCGGGTCCGTAAAATCTACCGACCCGTCCTTCACCCCTTCCGGAGCGCAGCACATGAAAATAAAATACTGCTCGTCCGTAACCGTCCCGTCCAGCACCTTCCGGCAGTATTTCAGCCGCTGTCCCAAAAACGCTTGCTCATTGTCCCCGGCTGTGGAGATGCCGATCAGCAATTTATTGGTATAGGCTTTCATGGCCTCCTTGAAAAGGTTGTACTGCTTAGGCTGCTTAAAGGCGTGAATCTCATCGCAGATCGCAATGTTCGCATTCAAGGAATCCTGGCTGTCTGGGTTGGCGGCCAGGGCCCGGATATAAAGAGAGCCGTCTCCCAGGTCCGCCGACAAGCTGTGCTCGTTGTGGTTGTCGATGATCCGCACCGACCCACCGTCCTTGGCATCCTCCCCCATCCTGCGCACGTTGTATGCCAGGAAGTTATAGGATTCCATGGACTGCATGAGGGCCGCCGAAGCAATGTACATTTTGGAGCCCGAGCGGCGATATAGCAGAGACAGGGCCCAGGCCAGGGAAGCCGCGAAGGAAGTTTTAATATTCTTCCGGGGGATGTATATCAGGGCTTCATGGAATCTGACCAGCTCGGTCCCGGCGAGCTTAAATCCCACCAGATTATAAATGATGAATTTGTGGAAGGGCTCCAAGAGGAAAGGCTTCCCCCGCAGCGGCGTTCCATCCAGGCGTTCCCCCTGCTGGTGGCACAGGGTCTTTTCGATGACCCCGATGCAGAATTCCGGGGCCTTGTGGTCCATCCAGTAGTCCGGGTTGTCCAAGTCGTGGAAGAACCGTTCCACCGCCTGTTTCAGTTCGTCACAGGCGATCTTTCGGCCATCCCGGATGGACTGCGCGTACTCCAGGACCTCCGGCCAGTTTTTCGCCTTGGTCCTATTCAATGCTGGCAAGCACAGCGGCCAAACTGGGCCGCTTCTCCTTTTGCATGACGTCTCCGGTCATTTTCCGGTAGCTGCTGGGGGTCATGCCAAGTTCCCGCCAGTACGCGAGGGCGGACTTGTTCAGATCATCCCACAGCACAAGCAAGGGGTTCTTGACCGTGTTGGTGGACCCGCCCTGGTTGGTATGCGCAATCACCGAACGGGCCCCGTCCAGTTCAAACTCCTCCCTGGTGCAGTCCCGCTGCGCCAGGATGGCGGCCAGGGCCTCAATCACCGCCTCATAGGTGTCAATATCGGTCCCCATTGCCGTTAATTGTTTGATAATTCGATTTTTCCACTTTGTTTTGGTCATTTTATACCCCTTAAAGATGGAATTTCACTCAGAATGGGAAAAGCCGCACAAGAGCACCGACAGTCCCATGACAGAGCGCGGAGAGAGGTGGGGGGGGATCAAATAATTCCCCGCCGTTCCCCGGGAATCCGGGTTCTCCGCATGAGCGCCATCCCTTTCTCTGTCAGCGCCCCGGTTGTTCTGTCATGCAACGCGTTGTGCTCGGCTCTGCTCAATGCAATCAGGTTCCACGGGCAATACGCGTATTCCGGGTACTCATCCACTGGATAAATGTGATGAACCACCTCTGCCGGGACCTGCTTTCCATATCGCTTGGACACCTGACACCGGTATCCATCCCGGCGCAGGATTCCTGCGGCCAAATGTTTCCACTTGTGCGTGCTGTAAGAAAACACAATATTTTTCCTCCAGTTTCATCAAAAAACACTTGACTTTTATGCGCATAATGCGTATAATATACTTGTAAGGAGGACAGGACATGAGACCGCGAGACGTTGAAAAAATGATCGCAGCGGACGGCTGGGTCTACAAAACCACAAAGGGAAGCCACAAGCACTTTGTCCACCCCACAAAACCCGGAAAGGTTACCATCCCCCAGCATGCCGGCGACACCATTGACGCAACCTTACTGAAAAAAATCCTCAAGCAGGCGGGGCTGAAATAAGCCCCGCCGGAAAGGAGTTCTTATTCTTATGATGAAATTGGTCTATCCCGCTTGCTTCTACCAAGACCCAGAGACAGGAAACTACACAGTGGAGGTCCCCGATCTTCCGGGCTGTGTATCCGGTGGCCCCACATTGGCCGACGCCATTGTCATGGCGGAAGACGCTGCCAGCGGTTGGGTGCTGGATGAACTGGAAGAGGGGAACCCGGTTCCCCCTGCCAGCGCCATGGGCACCGTCACACCAGACGCCGGTGGATTCGTCAGTCTGCTTGCGCTGGATATGGATGCCTATGCGGAAAAGTACGGGAGCAAATCTGTACGAAAAAATCTGACGATCCCCGCTTGGCTCAACACATTTGCAGAAAAGCATCATATCAACTTTTCGCAGGTTCTCACCGACGCCCTCACGACAATCTATCAGCAGCGAAACTAAATCTTCGGAACACCGCCCCGCACAGGGCGGTGTTTTTTTGCTTGCCCCTGTCTCCTGCAACTGCAGAGGCAGGGTTTATATCTCCATGTTTGGATACACACTTTCCCATACTTTCATGTGGTAAATGTTTACTTCTCCGTAATTGGCGTCGAAAATTTTTCTCACACCGTATCCCATCCGCTCACTTGCCTTTTTTAACTTTCTCCAATCAAAGTCCTTATGGGACCGTCCATTCATGTGGGCAACTCTTTTGATGGAGTACCATTCCTTGCTGCGGTCCAGCTCGGCCTCCAGCGATTTTCTCCTGTCCTGTTCCTCTTTCAGTACAGTACACAGCCGGATCATAATATCCGGATTCATGATTGCCGCCTCCAGGGTTTCAGGGGTCATGTAGGCTCCATGCTTGCGAATGGAGGGAATTACTTCGGAAGTAATCCACCGTTTGAACTTCTTTGCCCCAGGAAGTTTGCTGGAGAGTACCAGGGAATACAGACCGCTCTCGTTGATGATGACCATTTTCTGATTTCCACCAGGGGTCATCAATTCGGTGACCCCTTTATCCTCTTCATCAACATGATTCGCTACGGCATTGGCAAGAGACTTCCCCTCTCCATACCCCAGCGCCGTTGCAACGTCTTTCCCGACGAACCAAGGCTCGCCATTTACTTCTACGGTTCGAATCTCGCCGAACTCGGGGTTGTTGAAAATCATCAGCTCGTTCACTTGAGAGTTCTCCTTTCATCTATTTAAGAAAGGCGGCGGGAGCATACTCCGCCATGCGTTTCCTCTCAAATTGTTAAATGCATCGCCTCAGCCCTCATGCGGACGGGGCGGCAGATATACCCCTTGCGGGGTATGTTGCGGGTTGTGTCAGGCTTTCCGCTGGCCTGTTTGCACTTCCGCACGCACCTTCCCTGAAATGATCTGCGTCTCCAACCGCAGGTTTCAGTGAAATGGAGAATGGTACGTGCTTCGGTTCACTTCACGGCCGCAAAGCAATTTGCTGATTCGGTGGAAGCACAATCTCCTTCCATCAAATTTCCCCAGCTGGGAATGGTCACCCGTTTTGGAGTTGCACCAAAATCTGCTCTGGCCGGGTGATAGGGAGGCGAGAACAAGGATCGCGCTCCCAAAGAAAAAGGAGGTACGCCCGATATTGAGACCGCCTCGGAGCCGGGCGAAGGAGGAAGAAAATCTTCTGTTTTGTACATAGCGAGAAAGAAAATTCATTTTCTTTCTCGCGTATATGTACAAAACTATTTCCTGATCAAATTATACCTAAACGCTCCATTTCGGTCAAATCGTTTGACGATTTTAACACTTTGTTTACAATTTCAGTTTTGTTTCTATGTAGGAGATGCCTGCCGCATAGGCCGCCCATACATCGGCAGAGAACCCATAGAACCAATCTGGATTCTTTTTGGTCCCCTTCCCGTTTTTTAGATCGTGGGCTGCAAACCGGTCAATCAGTGCGCGGCGGATATTAGCATCCTTGGCCCTGCTGTCGTGGCAGAGATGGAGTTTTTCATCCTGGCGGTATATGTAGTCCACTGGCTTAGGGGCTGCTTGCGTGAATCTCCCGACCCATTCGCAAGTTTCAAAAACATTGCGTCCAACCGGCATGCCAAAGCTTGCCAAACGTTCAATGACTACAAAATCATACGCCTCCAACTGGAGAACCAAAAGGATAGCAGTATTTTCTGCTTTGGCAAACCGAAGCGGACGTAGATTCTCGCTGTCTACGAAGCAATAGGCGCTCTGCTTGTCCCCTGGGTCAATCGCTAAGATTTTCATTTGTTGCCCTCATGTTGTCAAATATCCTCATCAAGGTCGTAGTGGTTAAACAACCACCGCAGAACTTCCACTAACCCGTCTTTATCAAAGTCGTAATGGTCAAGCAGCCAACACAGAGCCTTCGCTAACTCGTCTTTTGTGACGCTACTGAGTCTCTCCATATATGCCACCTGTTCAATGGCAAGTCTCCTTGTTTTGAAGGGGATGCTATCATCGTTCATCTTTGTTTTTACGATACTTACCGCCTGACTAAGAGAGACATTGAAAGTCGGAAAAAGGATTTTACTGCTCATGCTGTCCGCCCTCCCCGTCGTGGATGGAGCCGACGACCTCCATAAGAACGCCACGGTTCCATTCTGGATATTGTATTGCATGGAGGTATTGGAGTTTGAACTTCGCCCAATTACTGTCATACACAACCGTGAAGTGTTCACCATTTTCGTTGAGTATGTCCCCCTCAAAAATCTTCTTCCCGTCCTTGTCGGTCAGGCCAGTGTACTGGCAGACAGTTTCAGGGCGGACAACTTCTTTTCTCATCCCCTCAATGTCGCCTATATCGTAAACAATTCCTGTTGTTTGATCGGGGTAAACAATCAGGCTGCCCTCAATCCATTTACCATCACTTATCCGTTTGGCTTTGAAAAGGATTTCTCTCATTCCGCGCCTCCGAAGATGTCGGACAGCTTGACAAAATCGCCGCAATTAAGTGATGGAAACAATTTGTCAGACAATAACCCTTCCGCGCTGTCGCCATCTCTCCACCAAAGAATGTTTTCTTTGGTTCGCCCAATTACAACGCTTTCACTTATCCGGAAGTCATAAAGTAACTTCGCCAGCTCCACTTCCTGCTCCGTCCAGCGGGGCTTGTCGGCTAAAGTCCACCATGCAGGCTTTGGAGCAACCCTGCATACCAGCCCAATCCCTTTTCGAGAGAGAATGCAATCATCACCACAATTTCCATTTCGTCTTGCGCAGTATTCTTTGACTTCCTCCAGCGTCAACGGTTCGTTGCTGGGCTGGAGGAGGGTAGGCATACCAAGCACAAGGTCCTCTGCCATGTCCTTGTCTCTCTCACTATCCCAACTACAAACTTGGATTTCAAACAATAATTTGCTGGCATCAATCATTCGTGTCATCTCTGCTTCTCCTTTCCCGGCCTAAATATCACAACCATGCATGGAAACGGTGCATTCCATTTTGCACCGCCAAATTTTAGGCGGCCAGCTACAAACCGGATCTCTGCCTGGTGATAGATGTACCGGTGAAACCACTGCGTATCCGTTCTGGCTGGCAGCAGCATCACGACCGTGGCACCTTCTGCAGCGCTGGAAGCCGCTTTTTCGACCCATTTCCCGATCTTCCGTCCATAAGGAGGATTGCACCATACAACACCGGTCCAGATCTGAGACAATCCGTCTTGCTCTGGGGTGTAGTACCTTTCACACTTCGCATTCCACGGCAGAGCGCATGCGTCCAGGGTAAAACAAAACTCTGCATTGAGTCGGTCAAAAAATGCTTGGGGTGTTTCCCAGAGATCCGTTGTGCTGGTAAACATTCCTTTGGGGATACTCAATCTTTTCCCTCCAGCGTTTCCACCGTCTTCCCCGGTGCGCAGATGCTATCGGCAAGTGTTTCATCCTCTATCCTCTCAACCTCCCCAGATTCTACTCTATGAAACAAGTTCGCCTGCTCTATTATCTCCTTGGTAAATAAAGCTGCTTTCAGATTGCAATTCATTCCTGAATTTTGAGCCAGTCTAAGGGTATGATATATGAGTTGCCTAATAATTCTTTCGTCCGCTTTGGCTCCAAGCGAACCGCACCAGAGAGGCAGGACACTAAAATCGAGATTTGCTTCGCTGAGGTTTGCCCCGCTGAGGTCTGCCCCACTGAGGTTTGCCCTGCTGAGGTTTGCCCTGCTGAGGTCTGCCCCACTGAGGTTTGCCCTGCTGAGGGCTGCCCTGCTGAGGTCTGCCCCACTGAGGTTTGCCCTGCTGAGGTTTGCCCTGCTGAGGTCTGCCCATCTGAGGTTTGCCCCACTGAGGTCTGCCCATCTGAGGTTTGCCCCACTGAGGTCTGCCCATCTGAGGTCTGCCCCGCTGAGGTCTGCCCTGCTGAGGTCAGCCCTGCTGAGGTCTGCTCGTTTTCCCCCTTCGTGGTGTAACCAAAGCGTATGCTCTGTCAAAATCTTTTCGAGATCAGATTTTTTCATTATGTATTCTCCTCTTTCGTGCTGATCTCCCCGCCGCAAGCCATATACCCCGCGCCATCGATCCAGCTATCAATGTGCTCCGGGTTTGCAGATGCCCGGGCAATCTTGAGCAAGGCCATCATGGCCGCCACATCCTCCGGCTCTAACTGTACATGGACCCCAGCGGCAACACACTTCGCACTGAGGTATGTGTGCCAAAATTCCGCAATCAAACGGAAGCTATTTTCTGGATTATTATAGTCCTGCACACGTTGTCCTGTTACGCATCTTTTAGCCTCATCTAAAATCTCTTCTCTCGTCATATTAAACCTCAACATGTTTATAAATCCTATTGTGTTTTATATCGCAAATTGTTTGCTGGCTAACTCCATACATTTTGGCGATATCTACACTTCGATCTCCGTTTTTTATTCTTTTCTTAATTTCTTCCGCTGACCTAATAGATAATTTCTGATTTTTTCGCAAATTACCTCGATATCTATAACAATCAAGCGCGTTTTGGGATGCAGTTCCATACTCTATATTCCACAATACGCAATTTTTTGGGTTTCCATCTTTATGTCTAATTACAGCTCCTTCTTTCCTTTGCCCCAAAAATGCTAAAGCTAATAATCTATGCACTTTAACAGTATTTCCATTTATTCCAACTTGTGGATATCCCCATTCATCAGGAGATTGCAGAAGGATTCTTTCGTTTATAAGTTGTCTTCTTCCATTACATCTCTTGATAGTCCTTTTTAAGCTTTTTACCCTACCAAAATTAGATACCATGTAATGTTCGTTGAATCCAGGAACAAAACGCCACTCTTCCTCCCGATCTCCACACACACTTCTCCGCAGCGGCGAGAATTTCTTTTCTTGTCATGGGGTCTCCTCCTTCTTCTTCGCTGGCTTTCCATACCGCTTAGCGATATAGCACTTTCTGCTGCAATAAATTTAGATTTTAGCGATCGCAAGGAATTTCGTCTTGCACACCGGGCAGGTTTTGATCTCGCTCTTTTTTTCTCTCACCTTGCTTCCCTCCGTGCAAATATGCTACCCGCTTATCAATGCAAGCCTGGCATAATTTCTTCCCCGGCACAACATCGGGAGATTTGCAGAAAAAACAGGTTTCTCCACTCAGCGCCATTTCCCAAGTCCTTTGACCCTCTTGATTTCGTTTTTCTCGCTCACGGTTCCTATGCTTTATGCGACACCGCTCACAGAGGGAATGCCCGTCATTAGGTTTTTTCTTGTAGCAATTCGGGCAAATGTTTTCTTCGACCATTTTTGCATACCGCTTTCGGCTTTCTTCCCTCATTTTTTCTGCGTATTCTGGTTTGCTTCTTTTGTTTTCGCTCCAACGCCTTGACTTTTGATTGCAATATTCACACATCGCTCTCCCAGCCATTGTGTAGGCGTCTTCTCTTCCGCAGATAGTGCATAGGCCGCTCTCCCGTCTGACCTTTCTACGCCGCCTTTCAAATTCTCTATCTGCTTCTGTATGCGTTCCCATAT